GAAGCAAACTGTTCATCAGAAATACAAATAGCTATATCAAATGATAACTCTAATTTTACTCCTTTTCAAACATTTGTAGTAGGAGATTATTTAGCAAGATTTTATAAATTTAGATTAGTTATGACATCTGAAAATGGTAGTGCTAGTCCTGTTGTTACAGAATTAAAAGTAACTCTTGACATGGAAGATAGAATTGAATCAGGAAATAATATTGTATCAGGAACAGGAACTAAATCAGTAACATTTACACTACCTTATGTAACTGTACCATCTTTAGGTTTTGCAGTACAAAATATGGCTTCTGGAGATACTTATACATTAAGTAATAAAACTGCAACAGGATTTAATGTTGCTTTTACTAACTCAGGTGGCTCTGGAGTATCACGAACCTTTGATTTCATCGCCAAAGGTTTTTAAAAATATAATTGATTATTTAACAAACTTATGATAAACGAACCAAAAGGATTAATATAAATTATGGCAAACCACGACTATATAATAGCGAATCAGGGCTTTCCCTCTTTCAGATCAGATTTAAACTCTGTACTTCAAGCAGTAGTATCTAATAACTCTAGTGCATCTGAACCTAGTACAAAATATGCTTATCAAATGTGGTATGAAACAGATACTAATAAATGGTATATGCGTAATGCTGATAATGATGCTTGGATTCAATTAGCTTTATTTAATCAAACTAATGATACAGTAAATTTTTTAGATACTTCAATTGCCAGTCCACTTACTGTGGAAGGAACATCAACTGCTGGTGCTGAAATTAGATTGCCTGAGGATACAGATAATGGATCAAATTATATTGCTTTAAAATCTCCTAATGCACTAAGTGCCAATGTAACTTTAACATTACCAACAGCAGATGGAAGTACAGGACAATTTTTAAAAACAAATGGTAGTGGTCAATTAGCTTTTGAAACAGTAACTAGTTCAGGAGGTGATGTAACTCTTAATGGAGCACAAACTTTAACAAATAAAACTTTAACAGCACCTAAAATTGGTACTTCTATTTTAGATACTGGAGGAAATGAATTAGCTTTATTAACTGCTACTAGTTCAGCAGTAAATGAATTTACAGTAGCAAATGCTGCAACTAATAATGCTCCAAGATTATCAGCAACTGGTGGAGATAGTAATGTTGATTTAGATATATTAGCTAAAGGTACTGGTCATGTAACTATTAGAGGTAATACTAATTCAGGTACACTTCAACTTAATTGTGAACAAAATACACATGGTCAACAACTTAAAGCACAACCTCACTCTGTAGCTAGTTCAGCAGTATCAACTTTACCAAATGTAACTGGAGAATTAATACCAGGAAAAATTGAAGGAACAAATTTTACAGACAGTTTATTAGTTGGTCATGCAACTACTGGAACTTTAAATGCCGCACAAGATAATACTGGTGTTGGTATAGGTGCTTTAAATGCTTTAACTTCTGGAGATGGTAATACAGCAGTTGGAAGTGAAGCTGGAGGTCAAATAAATTCTGGTATTAGAAATAGTGTAATTGGTAATGGTTCTGGTGATGCAATAACAACTGGAGATCAAAATACTGCTGTTGGTTTTAATTCTTTAACTACAAATATAAGTTCTGATAAAAATACTTTTTTAGGTGCTTATTCTGGAGAAAATACTACTGGTGGATTTAACATTGGAATTGGTAAAAGTGCTGGAGGTAATATTACAAGTGGTTCTGGTAATGTTGTTATTGGTTCTGACACTAATGTTGGTAGTGCAACTGGATCAAGACAATTAGTAATTTCTGGTAATGATGGTTCAACAGCTACAACTTGGATTTCTGGAAGTAGTGCTGGAGTAGTAACTCTTAATGCTGCTAATGTAACTCAACAAGCATTAACATCTTCATCAAATGCTGTAGCTTGGGATGCTTCTGCTAAACCAAACGCAGTTCATATAACAACAGAAAACACAACTTTTTCTGCACCAAGTAACAATATTGAAGGTGCATTTATTTGTGTTGAGATTAATTACAATGGTTCACACAGTATTGCTTGGAACACAGTATTTGAATTTGCAGCATCAACTGCACCAACATTCACAAGTGCAGATGGTAAGACAGACATAATGGTATTTAGATACAATGGTGCTGTATGGCAAGAAGTAGGTAGAACAATTAATTTAAGTGAAAGTTAGGATATAATATGTACGCATTAGTAGAAAATAACGAAATAACAAAATTCATTACAAATCCTAAATCTATGGTTATTGGTGATGTAAGATACCCAGCTAAAATATTTCAGCTTTGGTCAACATTAGAATTAAATGCCATAGGTATTTATGAAGTAGTCTTTGATGACAGTAATAAAAAAGATGAGAAGTGGTATATCAATACTAATCAATCTTATGCTTTTGATGGTAATGAAGTTACAGCTTCTTATGGATCAGCTACTGCTAAAGCACACGCAGATAGAAATGGTACTGACGAAGATGGAGTTGAACTTGATCCAGTTGTAGTTATTGAAGGATTAAAAACAAAATTAATTAAAGATTTAAAATCACAAGTATCTAATGAACTTGCTAGAACTGATTGGTACATAACTAGAAACGCAGAAAAATCTACTGCTATACCAAGTGCTATATCTACTCACAGAGATGCTGTTAGAACTAAACAAGCTAGTATGGAAACTGCAATTACAAATGCAAGTGATACTCCAGCTCTTGAGACTTTATACACATACACTACAGATAGTGATGGTGTGCAACAACCAAGACCATTAGGCGAACTTCCAATACTGGAGAGTTAATGATTATTCTTGGCACTAATTCTGTAAAAGCAGCTGGTGGTTTTGATGTAGATAACTCATTAAGATTTAATGATGGTAGTAGTGATTATTTAAGTAGAACACCAAGTAGTGCTGGAAACACAAAAAAATTTACTATTAGTTTTTGGTTAAAAAGAGGAACTATAACTGGAGCAGACCAAAATATATTTCATGCTTTTCCGGGTTCTGGTTCAAGGTCGCAAATACTATTTAATTCATCAGAACAGTTACTTGTTGATTTGGAAGCTGGAAACACAAATAGATTAATTACAACTAGAGTATTTAGAGATACCTCAGCTTGGTCAAATATTGTTATTGTGTACGATAGTGATAATGGCACATCTGGAAATAGAGTTATTATTTATATTAATGGTGTAAGAGAAACAAGTTTTGGAACAGAAACATATCCTAGTTCTGGTTCTACAAGTCAGATAAATACTACAACACAACATGAAATTAGTAGTTATGATGGTAGTGGTTCTTATTTTGATGGCTACCTTGCTGAATTTGTATTATTAGATGGTACAGTTGCAGATGCAACATCATTCGGAGAATTTGACGAAGATAGTGGTATATGGAAACCAATAAAGGTATCTGGTTTAACCTTTGGCACAAATGGATTTTATCAAGAATATAAACAATCTGGAACAGGAACAAATGCTAGTGGTATGGGTGCAGACACAAGTGGTAATACTAATCACTTTGCAGTTAATAACCTTACAGCAGTAGATCAATCTACTGATACTTGCACAAATAATTTTGCAACATTAAATAGTTTAATACCATCAAGTGCTTCTTTTTTAGAAGGTAATTTAAGATGTAATTTTGCTTCAAGTGGAGAGTATGGTAGCGACAGTTCAATAGGAATAACTTCTGGAAAATGGTATGCTGAATTTAAATTTACAGCTGGAGCAAATCATTATTTAATTTTAGGTGTTAATGACCAAAATGGTCAAAATGAAAGATCAAGATCAAATGGTAGTGCTGGAAAAGGTGGAGCAACTGGAACAATAGGTTATAGATGTAGTGATGGACAATACAGAGTAAATAATTCTCATACATCTTATGGTGGTTCTGGTGGAGATGGAGATATTTTTTCTATTGCAATAGACAAAGATAATGGAAAAGTTTATTTTGCAGTAAATGGAGCTTATGGTAATTCTGGAAATCCAGCAACTAATTCAAATGGAATTGATGTAAGTTCAGTTTTAACTGGAGATACTTGGTTTTTTAATGTTGGTAATGATACTGGAGCAAGTGAAACACAAGTAGAAGCAAACTTTGGCTCTCCATCTTATGCAATCTCATCAAGCAACGCAGATGGTAATGGCTATGGAAACTTTGAGTATGCAGTACCTAGTGGCTATTTTGCACTTAACACAAAAAATCTAGCGGAGTATGGATAATGGCTTTACATTCGTTACACTCATGCAAAGAAATTAAAGGAAATTTATAATGGCTTATACAGATATAGACAAACCATCAGATTTTTTTAATACTAAATTATTTACAGGAAATGGTTCAACAAATGCTATTACTGGAGTTGGATTTCAACCAGATTGGATATGGTTTAAGAATCGTACACAAGCACAATCTCATGCAATCGTAGATTCTGTTAGAGGAAGAAAAGGTTTGCAATCTAATTCAACTGAAGCAGAATATACTTTAAATTCTGGGAGAGATTTTGGAACTTTTGATAATGATGGATTTACAGTATTAAATCCAGAACAATTAAATAGTTTTAACTATAACAATGGCTCAATAGTTTCATGGAACTGGAAAGCTGGAACATCATTTACCAATGACGCAAGTGGAACTGGAATAGGAACTATTGATAGTACAGGAAGTGTTAATACTGATGCTGGATTTAGTATTATAAGTTATACTGGTATAGGTGGTACAAATCAAAGTGTGGCTCATGGTTTAGGTGCTACACCAAAATTTATTATAATAAAACCAAGATCAGCATCTGGTTACTGGTGTGTTACTAATCCAAGATTTGTTAGTGTATCTGATCCAAATATTTTATATTTACAAGAAACTGCTGCTGAAGCAGACGATACAAATATTAATGGTACAACTGCACCAAGTTCAACTGTTTTTGGAGTTGATGATTATGGTGCTGTAAATACAAATGGTCAAACTCAAATTGCATATTGCTTTACACCTATTCAAGGTTATTCGGCTATGGGAACGTATGTCGGAAACGGAAATGCTGATGGAACATTTATTTATACAGGATTTAAACCAGCTTTCATACTTCAAAAATGCTCAAGTTCTGCTGGAGATAATTGGCATCTTATAGATAATAAAAGATCACCTTTTAATGAATGTAACAATACATTAAGAGCAGATTTAACTAATGCTCAATATACTGGAGATGCATATTCGATTGATATGTTATCTAATGGTTTTAAAATTAGAAATACTGATGGAAATTTTAATAGAAGTGGTAATACATACATTTACATGGCTTTCGCTGAAAATCCATTCGTAACATCAACTGGTGTACCAGCAACTGCAAGATAATTATGGCTAGAAAATCTAACTCTAACTTGGAAGATCACAATGGAATTAGATTAACCTCACATGAAAAAATTTGTGCTGAAAGAATGGCACAATTAGTTAAATCAATAGATG